AGAATTAAAAATTTAATTGAATTATCGGGTTCTGTTGAGGAACGAGTTGAAAAGGTGATATCTACCATATTTCCGTAATATTTATAAGAAAAACTGATATGAAAAAATCCGAGTTAAAAGAATATATTAAGGAAATTATTTTGGCTGAATTAACAGTTACAAGTGATAAAGAAACTGCTAAAAAACTTGCTGATCAAGGAATACCTGTTAATTTTGATCCCCAAGCTAAACCCGTATCTGAATCCGAAGAAGAACCCACAGAAGCCGAAATTAGAAAAGAAAAATCTTTAGCTAAAGCTCAAACCGAATTTACTAAAATTGCTAAGGAACTTAAAGCTAACGTCGGTAAAATTAAAGCTATAGTAGCTAAAAAATCTACAGAAAGAACCAAAGAAGAAGAAATGCTTTTAGCCAAAATGAAAGAACTTACTCAACGCAAAAACCAGCTTAAGACTAAGTTCAGCAAACTAGAAGATGAAGACTAAAATACTACATTATTCAATAATAGCTGTATTAGTTGGTATTATAATTTATCTACTCACCCTCGATAAAACTCAAGAGGAACGAATAGAGATTAAAACAACAATCAAAAAAATACCAGTTAAAGTTGAAACCCCAGTATATGTTCCCAAATGGAGAACCAAAGTAGAAACTGTAACCGAATTTGAATTTGAAACAGATACATTCTACAGATCAATAGACACTAGTGAAATATTAAAAGACTATTACTCCAAATATGCTTACCAAGATACAGTTCAAGTTGATACATTTGGTAATATAGTAATAAGTGACACTATAACAAAAAATTATATTATCGCTCGTAAGGTTCAATCAAATTTAGAAATACCTGAAATTACAATTGAAAAAACTATTTATCTCAATAATAGAGAATGGTATGCTGGTGTAGAAATAGTTGGAAGCCCAAGACGTCTTGGTTATATTGGTGGTGAAATTCTATACAGAACCAAAAAACGTAAAGCAATTGGTGTGGGTGTAGGGATAAATCAAGATTTAACCCCACAAGGCTCGTTCAAATTGCTTTGGAAACTAGGTAAATGAGTGAAGATTTAAGACAGATAATAAAAGATGAATATATCGCCTGCGCTAAAGACCCAAGTCACTTTATGCGCAAGTATTGTTTCATCCAACACCCCCAAAGGGGAAGGGTAATATTCAACTTATATCCTTTCCAAGGTAAAGTACTAAATCTTTGGAGAGATAACCCATATTCTATTGTATTAAAATCTAGACAGCTAGGTATATCAACTTTAGCTGCTGGATATTCTTTATGGTGGATGTTGTTTCACAAAGATAAAAATGTACTTTGTTTAGCAACCAAACAGGAAACTGCTAAAAATATGGTAACCAAGGTTAAGTTTATGTACGATAACTTACCTTCATGGTTAAAAATAGGAGCCGAAGAAAACAATAAGCTAACCCTCAGACTAGACAATGGATCTCAAATCAAAGCAGTATCAGCAGCTAGTGATGCAGGTAGATCTGAAGCAGTATCCTTATTGATAATTGACGAGGCGGCATTTATTGAACACGTAGAAAATATTTGGGCATCCGCACAACAAACTTTAGCAACAGGTGGTGGAGCCATTGTATTATCTACCCCAAACGGAACAGGTAACTGGTTTCACCAAACTTGGGCTAGAGCTGAAGCAGCAGACAACGACTTTTTACCCATCAAGTTACCTTGGTATGTCCATCCTGAACGAGATGAAGCTTGGAGAAAACGTCAAGACGAACTATTAGGTAATCCTAGAATAGCCGCTCAAGAATGTGACTGTGATTTTAGTACATCAGGAGAAACAGTATTTTTTCCTGAATGGATTGAATTTATATCTCAAACTTCTATCAGAGAACCTATGGAACGTAGAGGTTTAGACAAAAATTTATGGGTTTGGGAGCAAGTAGACTATTCAAGAGAATATATGGTTACAGCAGATGTAGCTAGGGGGGATGGTAGAGACTTTTCTACAGCCCACGTTATAGATATTGAGACAAATGTGCAGGTAGCCGAATATAAGGGGCAATTATCCCCAAAAGAATTTGGACATTTTTTGGTTGGTTTAGCAACAGAATACAATAATGCGCTATTAGCTCCCGAAAACTCATCTATAGGGTGGGCTACTTTAGAAACTATAATGGAAAGAGGATATCAAAATTTATATTATTCTCCCAAAAGTGATGCCTTATCTGCAGAATCATATTTTAATAGATACGAGTATGGTTCAAACATGACCCCAGGCTTCACAATGTCCCAACGTACTCGTCCTCTTATAGTAAATAAAATGAGAGAATATATTGGTGATAAAAGTGTTACAATACAATCTAAACGTTTACTTGAAGAAATGAAAGTATTCGTTTGGAAAAACGGAAGACCCGAAGCTCAACCAGGTTATAACGATGATTTAGTAATGTCTTTTGGAATAGCAATGTATTTAAGAGATACATCACTTAAATTCCAACAACAAGGTCTAGATATGACTAGAGCGGCTTTAGGAAATATGAGAAAAAATAATACTCCTGTAGTATTTAATAATAATAATATCCCTAACCCATATATGCAACAAATAGGGGATCAACAAGAAGACATAAGATGGCTTCTTTAATATATTTATAAACAATGGCAAACACTGATGTATTTTCGAGATTAAGGCGTCTATTTTCAACAGACGTAATCATTAGAAACGATGGAGGCAATCAATTAAAAGTAATTGATACTGACAAAATTCAAACTAGCGGGGAATTCCAAACAAATTCTCTAATAGATAAATTTAATAAACTTTACACAAACCCAGCTGCTACTTCATTATTAGGGCAACAATATAATCAACAATATCAATATTTAAGAACCTATTTATACAGTGATTATGATACAATGGATACAGACGCTATTGTAGCTTCTGCCCTTGATATTATAGCTGATGAATGTACCTTAAAAAACGATATGGGTGAGGTACTTCAAATTAGGAGTAGTGATGATGATATACAAAAAGTACTTTATAATTTATTTTATGACGTACTAAATATTGAATTTAATTTATGGTCTTGGACTCGCCAAATGTGTAAATATGGTGATTTTTTCCTTAAATTAGAAATAGCAGAAAAGTTTGGAGTATATAATGTAATACCCTATACAGCATATCATATACAAAGACAAGAAAATTTTGATATAGAAAATCCTGCTAAAGTTCAATTTACATTTTCTCCTAACGGGTATTATACAGGAGGATCAGGTTATTATGCTACTCCTAATACTAAACCCTCCGAAAACCAAATTGTATTTGATAACTACGAAATTGCCCATTTTAGATTATTAACAGATGTTAACTATCTTCCTTATGGTCGTTCATACCTAGAACCAGGTCGTAGATTATTTAAACAATATATCTTAATGGAGGATGCAATGTTAATTCATAGAATTTCTCGTGCTCCCGAAAGACGTATATTTTATATAAACGTAGGTAATATTCCTCCCCAAGAAGTTGATGCATTTATGCAAAAGACTATCCAAACAATGAAAAAAACCCCATTGATTGATGAAAAAACAGGTGAATATAATCTAAAATATAACATGCAAAACTTACTTGAGGATTATTATATCCCAGTAAGAGGCAATGATTCAACAACTAAAATTGATACTGCTAAAGGATTAGAATATAATGGTATAGAAGACGTTGCGTATTTAAGAGATAAATTATTTGCTGCCCTTAAGGTGCCTAAAGCATTTATGGGATACGAAAAAGATTTAACAGGTAAAGCAACATTAGCAGCAGAAGATATTAGATTTGCTCGCACAGTTGATAGAATACAACGTATTTTATTATCTGAATTATATAAAATAGCATTAGTACATTTATATACTCAAGGGTATGATGGTGACCAATTAACAAATTTTGAGTTGAGTTTAACAACTCCTTCAATTATTGCTGAACAAGAAAAAGTAGCATTACTAAAAGAAAAAGTTGATTTAGCTGCCCAAATGCTTGAGTTAAAAATCATTCCTACTGATTGGATATACCACAATGTATTCCAATTCAGTGAAGACCAATATGAAGAATATAGAGATTTGGTAATCGAAGACCAAAAACGTGCATTTAGAAACAAACAAATAGCAGAAGAAGGAAATGATCCGCAAGAAACAGGGCGCTCATACGGCACCCCACACGATTTAGCTTCTTTATATGGTCGAAATAGATACGAAGATGCTTCAGTACCCCAAGGGTACGATGAAAAAGCACCACTAGGCCGCCCTGAAGAAAAAGTATCTAATATAAATACCCAACAAAACGCATTAGGCAGAGACAGATTAGGTAGAAAAGATAATAAAGTAGATGACCAAGAAGGATTTGGAACACCAAATTACAAAGGAGGTTCACCCTTAGCTTTAGAAACTTCCAAATCTGTGTACGCCAAAAACAAAACCTTATTAGAAAGTCTAAATAAAGATATTATCTTTGGTAAGAAAAGTGCAGGAGAATCGTTATTAGACGAAAATAATTTAACTGAGTAAATATCTTTATATATTTATAAATAAATCCTAGGATGAAGATAAAACATTCCAAGTTTAAGAATACGGGTATTCTATTTGAATTATTAGTACGTCAGGTAACAGCTGATACACTTAATAATATTCAATCTCCTGCCTTAAACATAATTAAAAAACATTTTGTAAAAAGTGAACTAGGTAAAGAATTAAAGTTATATGAGGGTTTAACTAAAAGCAAAAAACTAAGTGAAACCAAATCAAATATTTTAATTCAAACTAT